TTGGGTCACATCTAATCTCTGATAGTCACCCTCGGACTGAGGGGTAGAGCCTGTTGAGAGATCGGAGCACCGACTCAGTGAAGCAGGAAGCCCTGCCCCTTTAGGGGCAAGGGAGGAAGTCACCTACCGGTCAGGTAGTTCTGTTATGTATTCTCATCGAGAAACTTACCTCCCCTGACCGGTTTTGATATATACCATATATCTTTATATTCTATAAGATCTACATAAAAACCATGCCAGACATAAAGAAAGTAATAAGATCGCTCGCTGTTGGTTTTTTGATTTTGATAGCCATCGGCGCTTTATTTGGCGGCGATGATACCAGTTCGTCTGCCTATAGCACCGCAACTGACGACAATATGACCTTTTCAGAGAAGCAGGCGTTTTTCGCTGGAGTTCAGGAAGGGATTGTGGTTGGCAAGGCGATAGGCCGTTACGAATCGTATACAGAAGTAATTCGCATATTCGGGCTGGAATCCTCGCCGGATGTAATGAGCGCATACCGCGAGATGAAGGCCACCACCAACCGCATCATCGACACGCACAACAGCTTGATGCGAGCCGTAGCCGGTGATACAGATCTTGCAGACAACGTTTTGATACGCAATGTGTAGGGGATTTCCGCGTCAACTACTCCGGCCTGAAGGCCGGAGTTTCCGCTACCCCTACACCCCAGGAGGTTCTATGAAATACCGCCTCACGCCATCGATGGGAGAAAAGGAGTATGCTCTGATTGCGGAGTTTATCCGTGTGGGCCTCAGCGTCCATGCGGCCAGGGTTCTTGTGTGCTTGATATCAAGCGGTCGTGCAATGACGTCCAAAGATATAGAAGTTATGGCGGGCGTGTCTCAGCCGCAGGTCCATAACGGTCTCAAGATGCTGAATAACGTGTTTGGCTGGCTTAATTCGGTAGAGCTGAATCCAGACACGGGGGAGAAGAGAGGACGAAGGGCGAAAGCCTACTACCTCAAATTCCCGCCTAAGGTAGTGGTGGAGAAGATATTTGAAGACATTCAGAGTCGGAAGGAGAAGATGCAGGAGCTCGTGAAAGCTGTAAGCAAAGTCGTACAAAAAGTATAAATACTATCAGTTCATTTTTCTATATAAATAATGGCGGGTGGCGAGCTTCGGGCTTCTGTGTGAGACAGTCGTTCCCGCTGCGATGAAACCACCTAAACAGCGTCAGCTATCGGTGGGGATGCGTGGACGCATCTAAGGTAGAGTAGAGAGAGGAAAAACGAGATGCTGCTTTGCGAATGTGGCCGATTCGTAGGAAGGGATACTTTCCGGTGCTATATTCCGACAAAACGCAATCCGTCCACTCCCGTTTTTGGCCACCGATACTGCGGCAGAATCTTTGATTTGTGTGACGAGGATTTCCCGACGGTTTGTTCGTCAAAAACTGAATTGAAACGCCTTGCAATGGATTTTGCGGAAATAAAGCGTCTCGACGACTGGTCGACGATGTCTTTTTTGAGCGAGGTAGACCGGTTGAAATCCGAGCACGGTCAGACACCGGACATAAAAATTCTGCTAGCGGCTTTCGCGATAATAAAATCAAAATCATCATATATATGATGATTTCAGCTCCTCCATCCATCAGTGATTGGTGCCGGTTGACCGGCACCGATCCTGCTCATAACGCTGCATTGAATATACTCACCCTCGGACTGAGGGGTAGAGCCTGTCGAGATACCGGATAACCGGATCTATGAAGCAGGAAGCCCTGCCCTTTTAAGGGCGGGGAGGAAGTCACACAGGACCGGAGTAGGTGGATTTTGAGATGACCGATTCAGACCTTATTAAGATGAAATCGTGGAGATACAGCAGCACCGATGGCTGGATAAAGCCGGAGAAGATGGTCACATCGACTTCAGAGGGCGACACGGTATACAATATAACGCCCAAGAGGCGAGGCAGGAGGAGGAAGACTGGTGAAGATAGCGGAGCTTGATCCAAAGCTCAAGGAAACCTTTCTGAACCATCTCCGTTCTGGTATGACGCCATCGGCGGCAGCGAGCGCTATCGGTATGTCTATAGACTTTATCCGTCGGTATCATTACTCTGAGCTGTATAATGGCAAGCCTTTTGGCGAAAGCGTCCGCGAGATAGTGGTTGATGCTGAAATGAAGCTCATAGAGAGCTTTGACGACGCCAGAAAGGCCGAGTATCTGGACCTTCTCCAGTTAGGTTACACAGAGACCACCGCAGCGGAAAAGCTGGGATACAGCATCCGTCATGTCCGTGCACACTATCAGGACCCGTACCCACACGAGTGGAGCGAGACAAAGTTTATTGACGCGGTGAAGGAGGCGGAGGAGTCGAAGAGCGGAAAGGTGGAGATGTCCCTCTTCAAGAAGGCTATAGAGGGCGACACGAAAGCGCAAATAACCTGGCTCACTAACCGATGTCCTGAGCGGTGGCGCGATGCGAAGAGCGTTCAGCTTTCTGGCGATTCCAAGAACCCGATGCGTGTAGAGTTCTCCGGATCGGAGATTATCCGGAAGATGTACCGCGAATATATGGAGTCTTTGGAACCAACATCTTGTCAGGCGGATACCGATGAATCCGGTTACAGCTCAGGGCGTAGCACATAACGACGCTTTCATGAGCGGTTATGTTGCCGCCATGCAGAAGCTCACGGAGAACTTCTGGGGGACGCAGCGCGAGATCCTGGAAGCGATCAGGAAGCATCCCAGGGTAGCGGTCCGTAGTGCTCATGGCGTTGGAAAGACGTACACGGTGGCTCGTATTGCGCTCTGGTGGTTGTGCTCGTATCCTGATTCGATCGTCTTGACCACTGCTCCGACCTGGAGACAGGTTACAGACCTGATCTGGAAGGAGATCCGGTACGCCTTTTACGAGGCAGGCCTTGACCGGCTTTTTCCGGAAGCTGACCTTGCTCCGGTAGCGCCATCTCTGATGCTTCAGGGAAAGAACTGGATGGCGATGGGGATTTCGACGAACGATCCCAACCGGTTTCAGGGATACCACAGCGAGCATCTTCTTGTGATCGCGGACGAGGCAGCAGGCGTTTCTGACGACATATTCGAGGCTATAGAGGGAGTTCTCACGTCTGCTCACTGCCGGCTTGTCCTGATAGGAAATCCGACCGCTATCGGTGGTCAGTTTTACAGAGCGTTCCGCACTCCTGGCTGGAAGACGTTTCACATACCTGCCTGGGAGACACCGAACTTCACCGAGACGGGCATCACGCGGGATGACATAATTCACAATCGGTGGATGGAGAAGGCTCCTAGAGACAGTCGGGGAAATATAAAGTGGCCGCACCCGTATCTGGTAACTCCGCAGTGGTGTTACGACCGGTTTGTGGAATGGGGAGATCAGCATCCGGCGTGGTTTGCACGAGTTGAGGCGGAGTTTCCGGATCAGAGCGATGTTAACGTTATTCCGCTAGCCTGGATAGAGCAGGCCCAGCGGAGAAGGTATTCTGAGCAGGAGCTTTCCGGGCACGGTCGAGTTTTCGGCGTGGATGTTGCTCGTACTGGTTCAGACTTGTCGGTGGTACTTTGCCGCAGGGGACCGGTGATCGAATGGCTGAAGACCTTTGCGGGCATGGACACGCAGGAGCTAGCCGGTCATGTGGTTTCGCTCGCTAGGCAGTACAAACCGGAATGCATAGCTGTAGATGTTATCGGGATAGGCGCAGGCGTGGTAGACGCCTTGAGGCAGTTTGAGCCCGCGATACGTGATGCTGTCCAGGAAGTTAACGTTGCTTCGGCGTCTGAAACCAAAGACGGGTCTGGAAACAGGGTGTATCAGAATTTGAGGGCCGAGCTCTGGTGGGAAGCTAGAATGCGGTTTGATCCGAAGCATCCGCAGCCGTTCGCGATACCACCGCATGATGATATGCTGATGTCGGATCTGGCTACGCCTCAATACAGCCTATCCAAGGGATGGATTCAGATCGAGCCAAAAGAGGACACCAAGAAACGAATAGGGAGATCTCCTGACAGAGGCGACGCGCTTATACTCTCACTGATAACCGATGTAGCCGAACGCAAGCAGGAGAGACGGATAAAGTACCGAGCGGACATAAAGCTCGCCAAAATCGGCGGATTGAACTTCCAGTACGGAGCGAAACCCTCGCCGGCCGAGCGACATGGATATATTCTATAGAAGTTTTCGGAGGCGATAGAAATGCCATTGAGGCAGGGAAGCTCGCAGGAGACCATATCTGAGAACATTCGCCGGCTTATGGATGAAGGATATCCTCAGAAGCAGGCGGTGGCGATCGCGCTTGAGACCGCTAGACAGGCAAAGAAGTGTAAGCGCTAGGGATGGCGATAGGATTGTTCCGGTACACAGATTTAGACTGGGATAAAGCGTTCGATGAGATGTCTCTCGACGAGCTGGAGACGTTGAGAGACATTTTGGATAATAAAATAAACATACTAATTGCGAGGTGCTTGAATGGCGGATTTGAAATGCGGTAACTGTGGGTTTGTCTGGACCACAGAGGCAACGCCGAAGGAGTTTGTATGCGAGAGGTGCGGTGCTGTGAACGTGGTACCTGTTTCAGACGGTGCTTACGACGAGCCGCTTGGATGTCTGCTCCCGACAGGGTTTGAATGGAAGCTTCCGGCTGGGAGAATAGGGAATCCTCTCGTTGGATACAAGTATGTAACTTCTCAGGGGACGCAGATGACACGTGATGAGTACATAGCGGCTTTTAAGATAGATCCTGAGATTGCTCTGGCTTATATGCGTGGTCGGGCTGGAGGTATCAAATTTGGTAAAAACGCTGAGTAAGGAGGCACGACTTTGACACTTAAAGGTTATCGTACTTATTTAGTGGCGATTTGCACATTCCTGATCGGTCTTGCTGGTTATATCGATCCCAGCGTTGCGACCTTTATAGGAAAGGAGCTTGGAGTAGAGCCGGAGCTCGTTCTTATGCTGTCCGGGTTGGTAATGATGATTATGCGCAAAATCACCGACACGCCGCCAGCAATTTGACTCTTTTCAGGCACGTGGTTATGATGAACGGGGGATATTTGCCGGCGGATGCTCCAAAGACGGACCGAGAGCTTCTGTTGCAGATATATCACGAGCTTCAAATCATATCCGAGACTTTGAAGGGTCCTGATGGCAATTCGGGGCTTTGCGCTGAAGTCCGGCAGCTCCAGCGAGACCGGTGGTATTTAGCCGGTGCGATAGCGGTTTTACTGCTTCTCGTGACTTCTGGTAGACTGTTGGATTTGATATTGACGTTCCGGTGAAATCTGACACAGGACGGCGATAATAAATGGATTTCAAGCTCAATACCGTCGCTAAAAGCGTAAAAAAGAGCGTATCAGGGATTGTTAGCAAAGCGTACCAGCGGATAGGCTTGAACCGCAAAGAGATGGTCGGCGCTGGTGAGTTAGGCCGTCCTGGCTTTCGGTATTATCTACCTGGCTGGATAAAGCGTGATTATCTTCCGGAGCTAGCCGGTCGCGACCTTTGGTTGGTCTATCAGGAAATGGGCGATAATGACGCTTACTGTGGCGCAGCTCTGAATGCTTACGCGATGTTTATCCGGAGATCTGGCTGGAAAGCACAGCCTGCCAGCAAGAGAACACAGGACCTGGAAGCGGCAGAGTTTCTCGACAGCGTGATGCTCGATATGCAGCATGGCTGGAGGACGTTCATAGCTCTCGCGGCTAAAGCCGTTCCTCAGTTCGGGTTCGCACCGTTCGAGATAGTTTATAAGGTTCGCTCTGGCTGGGACGACGACCCACGAAAGAGCTCCAAGTTCGACGACGGTGCTGTTGGGATTGCGAATCTCGCGTTTCGATCACCTGACACAGTTCTTCACTGGGATTACGACCCGAATGATGTTACTCGCCTGATAGGGCTCACTCAGCTCGCGGCGCCCGATTTCAAGCCAACGTTTATACCGATCGAGAAGATCCTGCTCCTCCGCGCGGAACCTGGGAAGGATTCACCAGAGGGGAGATCGATTCTCAGATCGGCGTATCGTAGCTGGATAATCAAGAAGACGATGGAAGACCTTAGGAACATAATAATCGAGCGCGGTGGAGCGGGCATTCCATGGGTGGAGGCGCCTACTCAGATTGCCAATGCTCCGAGTTTCTATGCTCAGAATCCCAACAGTCCCGAAGCGAAAGCCGCTATTGAGTCGTACAATACTCTCCGCGAAATGCTGGAGGGTATAGTAATCGACAAGTCTCAATGGATTATCACGCCGCAGGTTTATGACGACGAGGGTAATCCGCTCATAAAGGTTGGTTTCCTTCAGCCATCAGTGGGAGCAGACATTATCGGTCATATCAATCGAGCAATAGACACCGAGGCAAAGGCGATTCTCCAGAGCACGCTAACTGAGTTCCTAGCGCTTGGAATGGGGGCTTCTGGTGGTGGATCTCTCGCACTTTCAAGGGATAAAACGGACAATTTCACGTTAGCGGTAACTGCGTATCTGGATGCGTTTGAGGCGTCGATTAATAATCAGCTAGTTCCGAGGCTGTTCCGGCTGAATCCGCAGTTCGAGGACCTGACAGCGCTGCCAAAGGTTATCCATGAGCCGGTGGTTCCGCTAAGTACGGCAGACATTTCCGCAGTGGTAAACCTGTTCCACACCGTGGGATGGGATCTGAGTAATCAGAGGACCATCCGGGATGCCATTCTGTACAACGTCGGATTGCCGGAATACGAGGACCCGGAAGCGTCTGAATCAGAAACTGGTGACGGTGATGCGAAATCTGGTATCTCGACTATGGACGAAAGCAAATTGCGTCGCCGAGAAAGGCGAGAATGGTTGAGGCGACTGAGAGAGAGAAGTCTCGACACCGGTGCGGAGAATGTCGAGAAACCTGAGGAGATCACATAGCCATCTCCTGTATGTACTTGGGCATCATAGGCACCCTCGCGGTAAACCGCTTGATGCCGATCCTGTACGGCTCTGCCAGACTCTTGCCCGAAAGGGAACGGCTGAAATACGACGATTTGAAGCCGTCTCTGGTAGATCTGAGGCCAACGTTCCTGCAAGACAGGAACCTCTGCGATTCGTCGGCGCATGTAGGCTGGCCTGGAGGTCCGGGCAGATCTCTGATTCTGAAACAGA